CTGGCTTATCCGGATCTATTCGAGATGGTCTTATCATATCTTTTTGTGATTCGTCCACCCCATCTGTTCCCAACAACTTACCAGTAGCTGCTGCATCTTTATCACCTTCGGTTTCACCAGATCCAGGTGGGGAAGTTCCTGCATACATAGCAGTTATTGCAAATGCAGATGGTAACTTAACAGATAAATCCTGACTCTTTACTATACTTCTCTCACCCCAAGAATCAAAAACATACATTGGACTTGTAGGGTTTTCTAATCCATCCACATTAACTTTATCTATGTAGTCCTTTACTGATAGAACCGTATCTTTTGAATCTATTACCTTAACATTACCACTAATGTATGGATCACTTACAACTTGAAAATTCCAAAATCCTTGAACATCTTCATTTAATGCATCAAATAAATTTTGTAGTCCTTCCTTTAAAGTTTTTACACCTTGAAATGATTCTTTTACCAACCTAAATGATATTAAAATATTTCTTAGGTATCCTTTTGTATTATCATCATTTGCACTGAATGGTTCGAATTTATTAGGATCATTTATCAACGCTGCNACCGATTTACAGAATTCAGCATCTGCACTATCTTCTGTTGTCTTACTTATATTAAATTGACCAGGTAAAACCCATCTATCAAGATGAGGAGTTTCAAGATATGGATGATTTGAAACATGAACGGAAGTCATATCCGCTTCCGAAACATTATTTGTTTGATTTAAACCAGATAGAAATTTACCAGTTTCTGCATTTACTACTGGTTCTATACTTCTAAATGATGCTCCAATTCTCCCATCTGTTTTACTATATCGACCAACCCACTTGTTTAAAATATTATCTTCTAAGAATCCCCAAGTTATGTAAGGACCTTTTTCTCTTGCAAATTGTAACCACCCATCAGTTGCATAAACTAATACACCAGGTGGTAAGGTTGAACCTTGTTGCCACTTTTTATCTCCAACATTAGCTGGTGGTAGTGATTTTTTAAAATCCCAAAAACTCGAATCTTCTGTTGCTAAACTATACAATTCCTCTTCAAGTGCTGAACAAAATTCACCAAGTGTGGGCCAAGCTTCTGTGTCTTGAAATTCACCAGTAGGTGATGAAGATAGCGGTGCATCACTTTGGTCAAGTTGAGTGTTTAATATATTTACTCCCCTCGATACAATCGTGGTTGTAACATCAAATCCACCATCTGACCTAGCCTTAAATTCAAAATTACTTATTACTCCTGAAATTCCATCGTATCTACCACCACTATCCAAGACAAGTGTGTTTATCTTGTCATATGCCTTACCATCTTTCATGTCTTGTTCTGTTATGGTTTCTATATTTGCTTGATTGATAGATGAACCATAACCCCACTCTAATAATACACCTTTGTTCGGTGCCATAAAGTATGGAGTCAATCTTTCTAAATCTTCAAATGTCCAAACTATCCAATTTATAGTTGCTTCTCTGATTGCAGACAATCCACCCTTGTATTCACAAGTGAAATCTAATATACCAGGAATTGGTCGAATTAATTCATGACCATCTTGAGCTTGAATCTGAGGTTCTAATGCCTGTGTTCGTATAGGGCCGTAAACTTGTTCAAATCCTTGTAGTGGCCTGAAATTATTTTCCTCAAACACTTCACCACCATAAATACGAGCACCAACTACACCATCAACTGCAACAGGACTAAACATCTTAACCCACATACTTTTTGTAAAGGTATCGAGTAATTGAGATGTTTCAATGGGCTCAAGTGGATTTGTATTTGATTCACGGGCTAAGGCTAAACTTCTTTGATACAAAGTTTGTCTTACCTTTTCATTTATAGGGCCTAAATTTATCATAACCTTTTACCTATCAAGAAATTCTTCGTTAATTCTACGAAACTCCTGTAAAATTGGTTGAATGTTACCAGGAACACGTATCTCTACAGATGGATCTAAAGCAAATCCACCATCTCTAAGTTTATTTGCCTCTGCTATAATCCACCAAAGAGTTGAATCCCCATAATACCTAAAGGCTACATTTTCAAATCTATCACCATCTATTGGATAGATAAATTGGTCACCATCTTGAATAGGTATTGGTGGATATAAGGTCAATCCATAAACTCTCTTACCAGTTTCCTTGTCGTTCTTTATTATTGTATTTGTATATCTACTCATTTCTTATTCCTAAACATCCAATAAAGTACCCAATGAAGAAAACGGTTCGGCTCTTTCACCAAGTTTGTATGTATCGTTTCCATCACCTACGGCTAAATCTTTCAACCAAGGTAAATCATAATGCTTTCCTTGTGATGCTAATTTGTGTTTACCGATATGAGTGAATGTTACAGATACATTTAATACCTGCGGAAGTTGAGTTGATTTATCTATATCCCAACTAACATTATCCTCAACAGAAAAAGTTAAACCACTAAGATAACCAGGAGTCTGATAGAACATATCACCAATGGTTAAATGCATAAATGGAGCTTCCATTCTACTTGCCCCACCGACTTTTTTCCAAGTAGGATAGGTTAATCCCATAAGGTAATTTAATTTTTCCCAACAAACTAACATTTCTTGTTTTGAAAAAGGTGCAACTATAAAATCAAAACTAAGTTCTCTATTAACTCCTTGATAAACATGAACACTATCTGGTCTACCAATATATCTTTCAGTTGACCAATCAGGTGTCACGGTATCGTTTATTGCACTTAAAGTTGCCCTAAATATAATATTTTTTGAATTAACTATGTCATAGAATTTAAACTTTATATGGTCATCACCATAAAAGTTTTCATCACCCTCACCATATTTGATTAAATTAACATCATCAGTTTTATCGGTATTGAACGTAGGGGACTCCGCGGAACCACCAATTCTAACTGTTCCAACTCCTCCCAATTCATTTATTGTGTGTGTATCGGTAGGGTTTACAGGTAAAACAGCAGGAATAGGTTTACCTTCATTTGGTTCACCTCTTTTATGACTTTCTGCCCTTTTAGAATATCTCTGTTCCCCATTTTCGTCACCTTGTGGTAACATACCATATGCTAATGTTTTATATCTATCGAGTTTCGAACCCACTCCTTGTGCGTTAGATTCTATCTTCTCTGCTCTTGTATCAGATAACACACCATCAGGTAACATTTCAACATCTTGAACACCAGTATCCTTTGGATTTTGTATAGGTGAGTTATTATTTTGATATCTTATATCAACTTCTACTTTTGGTTTCTTATCATCCCCAATAAAAAACATACCAGGAAATCTGTTTTCGTCTGCTCCCGCTTCTATATTTTCTAAATAGTTTACACTATCAAATCCAAATCTTGTTGTTTCACTTCTACCATATTTATTATCTAATAGTTTTACTTCACCAGTTTCACTTACAAAACCCAATGATTGTCTCTCGGAGTTTAAATTACCACCATCTTGACTATTGAATAATGGAAAATTTTGAAGTTTTATCGGACTTTCGAGAGTTGATTGTCCGTCTACATTATACCTACCACTATTTAAATGAGCAGTTTCTATTTTTGCTACAGGATCACCATCAGAATCTATCTTTAATCTTGTATTGTTTAAATCTGTATTGTTAGTTGTTAAATTTTCATATGATTTTACCTTATCACTATATCTATTCCCTTGACCATCATTATAAATATCATTTTGAAATCCACCTAATGCTGGACTATCCCCTTGAACACGAGATAATGTTTTCCCTTTTACATCAATACTCGAACCTAAAGTCTCATCAGCCTTTGAAAGTTTACCTATATGTATAACATCTTTTCTATAATCAAATAATGGTTGATCCATTTCATTAATAGAAAATGCACTTTTTCTAATTGAGAATGGACTAACTAACTCATCAAATCTAGCGTAAGGTTCTGATGAACTATACTTATCCGACTCAAATTGTCGTTCTGCGGCAAATCCCTTTATACTATCTAAATTTACCTTTACTGCAGTTCCAGTATCTATGATTTGTGTCGGTGGTATTACAGGTCCGTTTCCTCCAAACTTAATCGTGTATGTAGAACGTTTTTGTGCTGCATCTGTAACAGGTAAATCAAGAAACTTACCAATCTGTATTACCGATTCTGGTTGGTCATTATACGATGACATAAATTCAGCAATTCTACTACCATCGGCATATGGTTTATCCCTTGAATAAAAATCACCTTCAAATACTCCTGGCTTCTCAACACCAAAATCTATGTATTCTGGTTCAAGTCCTGATGTAAATGCATCAGTAAGTGGAGAACCATCATATCTTATAGGAAGAAATCTACCTTGAATACCAGCATTTAAAGTTAATGATGGTAAGGTTGGTGTTCCACTTCTATCAACATATCTTCTATCTACACCTACGAAGTCTACTTGTTTATATAAATTAGAACCAACTACATTTTGTGAAAGTGAATCAATAGTTCCAGCTAATATATCAAATTTTAATTCAGGTAATGCTCCGAATGATACCTTACCACCAGCTCCTGGCACCATAGCTGCTAAATGTGCCAATGTTGTTCGTGTTGCCACGGCTGCTGCCCATTGTGGTGCAAAAGGTCCTATTTCTATTGCCTGTGAATATATGTCAAGTATAGTAAATCCAGCGGGTCCTGATGGTGAATTCATATAATTACCACCACCCAAATGTCTATCAATATGAACAATTGGTGCTATTGAACCTAATGATAGCGGATTGTAAACTCTTGTCTCAGGTCTTGGATTTAATAATTGTAATCCATATTGTTTAGCAAAAAAGAATATACCTTTGGGTGTAAGTGCCCACTTTCCAAGTCTAACTGCGTCATGTAGAGTTCTTGAAATCAATCCTGTAAATCCAGGTGCACCTCTTGTGATGTCACCTGCTGCAGAATCTATTTCGGTTAAGAATCCACCTACTTTTGAGAAGAATCCATCACCAGTTGGTTTGTCCATTCCCCAAGTGTTTCCAATCGGTCTTAAAATAAATGGTTCGTCAAATCCAGTTGTGCTATCATCTCTTGCTGGAATATTGTAAGGTATTCTATCTTGAAATGTGAAAAAATCATTTCCATCAGAATCAAAATTAGGTGAGTCTAAACTAATTCTTTTAAGTGATGTCTCAGTTCTATTAAACTCCTTGAATAATGGTATGGATGGTTCATCTTGTCCTGAAATATACATATCATCACGATTGAAACCACTTTCAAATAATGTATCCATCAACATACCTTGCTGATTTGCAAATCTACTACTAAATGCTTCTATTGGTGTGGTTAGGAAATCACTTCCATGTGCCCCACCAGCTATACTATCTATGTTTAGAGTCGTTTGATAAGTATCGGTTGTAGGTCCTGTTAAATTTATCATACTAACGGTATGAGTTTGAGTTTCCGTATCTTTAATCTGACTCGTGTAATTAGGTTGAGTCATAAAATCACTACCATGTAAATTAGGTATTAATGATGTAGTGTTTAATTGAGATTGATAAGTATCTTGAAAAGGACCAGTCAATACTATCTGTGGAATATTAAGGGTTATCTGTGTTTTAGTATATTGTTCTATTTTACTATTTCCACCAGGCGGTAATGTATTTCCAAACTCTTGTGGAACTTGATAATTTCCACTATCATCTCGGTATATTGAACCTCTTGGTGTGATTGGTAATAAATTTCCATAATATGGAGCTCCACCACCGATACCTGCTATTGTATCAACCCCACCTAATGAAAATAAGGAAGGATCGTGAGGTAATAGTTCTCCACCATATCCAATAAAAAATCTTTTTTGTCCCGTAATCTGATATCCACGAACCGTAAATGATTGTGGTGTTGAGTTCGGGTCTGCACCAAAACCAACCCCATTGTCGAAATCTGAATTATCAATAGGAAGTTCAGTTGTTCCGTGTCTACCACCGACTTGAGATTGAATACTTCCAGCATTACCATAATCGGTATATCTGAAATTTGATAAATCTGTTATTAAGTCTTTAAGTGCCATTTAATCTCTCATTAAGCCATGTTAATTGTATCTATGAAACCACCAGTGTTCTTCCTAACACCTATTAAGTTCTGTGCTATATCACCATCACTACCCATTAATTCTATAAGTTTATCTAATTTTTGATTGGTCATTTCTATCTTTGTCTCAACACCATCCTTTTTCGCTCCACCACCTTCTCCACCACCAGTTACCGCATTAAATGCTCCAACTGCAATCATTGCTGGAATTGCTAACAATCCAGCTGCTGAGAAAGCGGCCATTGAGGCTGCCAGTGCTCCAAATCCACCAGCGGTTGCAAATAATCCTAATGCAACTGTTGGACTTGCTATCGTCATAAGTTTAACTCCGAAATCTCCTATAGCTCCAATGATACCAACTAATGCAGAACCGACAGATTGAATAATTCCTCCCATAGCTTCACCAAACGCTTTTATACCAGGTGCGGCAAGTTTAAGTGCATATCCAATACCAATTACAGCTAGAGTTAATGCTGCTAATCCAAGTAGAACTTTAGGATTTGCTACTGCTCCAACTCCTTTTGATAATCCTTTTAATCCAGCACCCATTCCTTTTCCACTTTTTGCTATAGAACTACCCATTCCACCACCTTTACCACTTACTGATGCAGCTGCACTACCACCTGTTAGTTTATCTTTTAATCCACCCACAAGACTTTTAGCACCACTTAACATTCCACCACCGAGTGATTTACCGGCTAACATAGATTGAACTTTAAACGCAGTTATCAATCCTAATGCAACACCGAGAAACGTTCCTAACATTGGAACTTGTTTATTCAAGTAATTAAATCCCGCTCCTATAGCTGTTATACCAAGTACTGCAAGAGTTATTGGATAAAATGCTACTAACATGGCAACACCAATACCAGCCACTACTGGTAATAATGCCTTTCCTGCTGATAGGAATCCTGTCATGGCCTTACCTGCAAATTCCATGAGTTTTGCTATAATATCTTGAGTCTGTTTCTGAGCATCTGTCATATTGTTGAGTTTTTCTTGGTTTGCTACCATACTACTTAAATCTTGAACACTAACACCAAATGCTTTAGCCATTGCCTGTCGTTGAACTACATTCAATCGATTAAATTCTGCTTCACTACCAACTTGAGATACTATCTCTTTTTGCATTCCTGCTAAATCACCATTGAGTGCCATTTCACGAGCCTTATCCGTATTGATAGACTTTCCTGTTAACATCTGAGCTTCCATTTGGTCATTTATTGATGATTCGAAATCTAACAGACTATCAGCCATTTTACTTACGGTTGCCATATTGACACCGAGTTTTCTAGCCATTATGGCTGACTTTGCTAAATTAACCCCACCATCTTTTGCAAAACTTGAAAAGAATTCCATATCGGAAGCCATATCTTCCATAATTTTTGCTGGTGCTACTCCACTCTGTCTAGCTAAGTGACCTACACTTTCTAACTGACCTGCGGCTGCTGTAGCACTTGATGCACCGATGGCCATCATTGTGGTTGCCAATTGAGTTGATACTGCCCCACTAACTCCCATATGTGCGTTTAAACTTGCGAATGCTGATACGGTTTCTCTCGATACCTCTGATACTCCACCCATGTTATCGGCTATACCCATAGCAACATCTTTTACATCTGAGGCACTTACACCGAGAAATTGAAATTCCATAGCTGTACTATTTATGGTGTTTTGTAATCCTGCCGCTTCCATTGTGGTGATACCGAGTTCCTTACGAGTTTCCATTGTTCCACCAAAGAACATCTTCATAACCTTACTGGCTAACATTATGGCTCCAACTACTAACAGTATAGGTCCTAACATTCCACCAGTAAGAGCGTTTAATTGACTAAATCCTTGATTCAAACCATCTATTGCCTTGGTCATTTGACCTTTGATGTTGTTGACCATCAACTGATTCACCTTACCAGTCGCCATAAATTGTTTTATAAGGTGACTTGTACTTTTAGCTATACCTGCTGTAAAATCTGATTGTATTTGATCTAATCCAACTATTTGTGACGCCAGTCCACCAAATGGTAATGATTCCATAGTTGATTTCATCATATCGAATGGTTTGGTTAACATTGATGAGGCTTCATTTGCCAAGTTATTGGTTTTGTTATATTCGACATTCTTTTTGTCTAAAGCGTTAGTTGCTTCATTAACAATTTTCAATTCTTCTCTTAGACTAGCTTCCAATTCTTTTGGATAATTACCAGCCGATAACATATTGTTGATTTCGTTTCTTTTCTTCAAAACCTTTTCTTGTAGTGCATCAACTTCACTACTCATATCTTGGAAGTCACCCGTTCCCATTTTTTCATAATTTTCTGCCATCTTCAATGCTAAGTCGGCGGCCTCATCTTGGAATCCTACTGTGTCTCCTATTAAACCACCCATAATATTTAACTTATTGGCAGATGTATTATATGTCTTTGTTAAATCTTCACCACCTTGTGTCATTCCAGCCTGTAAACTACTTGCAATTTTTAATTTATCAGCAACACCTTGAGATAGACTTGTTATTGCTCCATATAAATTTACTGACTTTTGTTCTCTTTTATTCAGTCCTAAATAAATGGAATTTATTTGTTTGGTTTTATCAGCTCTTGTGCTATCTATTTCTTTTATTTTTTCGGCTATTTCACTTGCCTTTTTTGTATTATTGGTAAGTTGAACTAATTCTTTTTTTAGGTCTTTTAGTTTGGTAAGTTGATTTTTGTATTCGGTAGAACCTTTTTGTATTGATTTTAGATATGCAGCTGCCTGAACAATCGCTTCCTTTTGGAGTTTAATGTTTTCTTGAAGTAATTTATTTGATTGTGCGTCAGCCATTTAAATTCTCAACTTAAAAGAATTTAGTTTTTTTCATTAAATTCTTGGTTGCTTTCGACTTTTTTATTGTTTTTTCTAACTTTTTTACTGCCTTATCAGCTTCTATAGCATGTTTTCTTAGTTGAGGATTATCCTCTAAGGCCTTAGCAAGTCTATCTACATTACCATGCATTATTTTTGTCATGATATTAGTAAATAAACTTTCTTTGAGTTGCTCTTCGGTTAGTTTTTTATTGGATGAGGCCATTGTCATCTCCTTCTATGATTAAATTGATTGATTTATATTGAATATTATAACTCAATAATAAATATCAAGTATTGTAAAAATCAACGGCCTCTACTGATACCAGGACGAGAAAGTCCTGATGATTTGCCAGATGCCTTCTTTTTTGCCTTCTCCATTTGTTTATTCTCTTCATCATAAAACAAAGAGGCCTTTTTGATGTAAAAACGGCGAAGATATGAGGGCATATTGTATACTTCTGTAAAATGAAACCCACCTTTACCATGAAAGCAAAGGGAGAAGATTTGGTCGTGTATTGCGGGCTTATCTTCCTCCCGCAGGCCAAAAAAACTCGACATTTAATGGAATGTCCATATCGGTAGTATCACCTGTAGCTTCACTTACAAAAGTAAATGACATATCTACATCAGGTGTGATTTCCCTTAGATATTCTCTTAATGCGAATGAATCCCTTGAAAGTAGTTCGTAATCCACGAATTCATTGATTCGTTTTAGAGTTTGGTCTCCATCAACACCCGTGATTGCCTTTTTCAACCTCGTTGTGATTTCACTTGTTACTCCACTACCTTTTTGAAATTTCTTTAGTGCCTTTAACTCCTCTTCTATATCCTTTTCATCTTTATGAGTTAATAGTTTGAAAGTAATTGATGTCTTTGAAGTAGGTAGGTCAAATGTAAATTCATTCTTACCGCCTTTAAATAGTTTTTCATCAATTTCTTTATCTTTGATTTGTGTTAAATCAAATGTTTCTTGTTGTTTTTCACCCGAATCAGGATCCTGTAAATCTACGGTGTAGTCTTTACCATATCCTAATATACGAGTTGCTATCATTACAGCATTCTTGTCACCTAATAGTAAATCATCAAGTTTGACATTAGAATCTATAATGACACTTTCCATCAACTTATCCAAAACGATTCCCTTTTGAATAAGGTTACGAGAAGTCAATATATCTTCTTCTTTAGCCGTCATGTATTTTATTTCAATAGTTCCACCCGAACATGGATGGTCTTTTGGATACAATAGGCCTTTAGAAGGCAAATCTACGACTTCTGTTGGAAACTTTCGTTTCTCGTCAGCCATTTATTTTCTCCTAACTAATTTGATTAGTATGTTTGTGATTATAACCTCACTTCTTTAATATAACAGATTGCCAGACCTATTATAAAGTTTTTGTATTTAGACTAAATTAGAATTGTAGTATTGCGTAGTCGTATCTAAGAGTCAATGTGATATCAACTGGATCTGTTGCGTTTGCCCAATCTAAATCACCAAATGTTGCGTTAGAAATGTAAGTTCCTTTCAATGTCCATTCTTCAACCTTGTCACCGACAGGTCCTAAAACATTAAAAGTAACATCTTTCTTATAAAAATCAGAATACCCATCACGACCCGTTACTGATTCGTGTGATAATCTAACCCACTCCATAACTGCTTGTGCTCCACTTGGAACTACAGGATCATAAAGTGTAATTTCTAATTCTTCCCAAGCTCCCTTACCTTTAATATATCGTTTTACATTGATATGGTCGAGTTCAATAGTCTCGAAGGCAATAGTTGGTCTATTAGCTGTCTTAATTAAGTAAGAAGGGATTCCTTCGATGTACATAATGTATCTGTTCTTCGTTTTTGGTTCAAACGGTGTGAACATTATTTCTGAAGGATCTAATAAGTCTGGCATTTCATTTCTCCATAATTTTAAGGATGTCTCTATTCTTATATAAATATCATTTATTATAAAAAACACTCAATTAACTTAAAAACTTAATTTTAGAAGTTTTATTGAAGTTTTATTATTCTACTCTCATATATAAATATAAAGGGCAATAAAAAACCCCTCAATTAAGAGGGGCTTTCTATTTAGTTGTTTCCTAAGATTAACTTGGGAAAGTCGCTCCGGTTGGTAAGACAACGAAGTCCAACACAATGAACTCTGCAGTTCTTGTAGGTTGAATAAAGATTTGACCAACCAACTGATTTCTATCAACGACATCAGGTGTATTGTTGGTATCATCCATAACAACTCTGAATGCAGACAAACCACTATTGGATTGAACTGATTCCAAGAAAGGATTCACTATGTTTAAGAAACGATTCCTCGTTCCTGCTGTGTTTTGTTCGAATACTAAGAATCTTGAAGATGATGCGATAAACTTCTTCAATCTAATTAATAATCGTCTTACATTAACTCGGTCAAGTGCTGATGGACGACCTTGTAAGGTCTTTTGTCCCCATACACATACACCTTGTCCAGGAAAGGATGCGATTGGATTAACTCTTGCTTCATACAACTCATCTCGTTCATCATGTGTCAAACGAGTTTGAGCTTCTGTTACGGTTGTTAAACCACCACGATTCAATCCAGCAGGTGCGAACCATTCATGAGCTACTCTATCCGTGAATGCGATAGTTCCAGCTAATACTACTGATGGCGGAACCCATACAGGTAATGCTGTGTTTCTATCAACAATCTTTACCCAAGGATAATAGGTTGCTGCGTAATTGGTATCTAATGTTTCAATTGCTGCTGTTGCAGTTGCTATTGAATCACCATACTTTACAGAATCCAAGATAAAAAATGTATCACCTCGTTCTTCAGCTTTCTGAATAGCGTGGTTTGTAATACTTGGATGTAATCCGTGAATAACACCTGGAGTTACCAACATATTGATATCAAATTCATCAGGATTACTGACTGCGTTGATAGCTTTCTTAAATGCTGTATAACCAGCTGCTGATGTTGATGAGATATCAAATCCCATTGTATTAGCTGCTGTGATGTTAGTTCCAGTTAATTTAGGATTCGCAGGATTATCTCCATCAAATCCACCTTGAAATGGAACAACGAACTTTCTCTGTTTAATATTAGATAGTGCCAATGTGATTTTTTCAGTACCATCTGAGAATGTAGTTCCTGTTACACTTGCGTCTGCACTTCCATTGAAGTCCTCAAGACTCATAGTAACATGATTACCACTTCCAGCTGATGTTGGTATAGGTGCTAAATATTCTTTAGCGTCTGCATTACCAAAATCATGACCAAACACTACATTACTATCAAAAGCACCTTGTGCATTTGATTGACTTGTGTTGTATACCCAAGCTGGAACTTCTGTTGTTCCAGGAACGGTATTACTAAGTGCGGCGTGTCCCATTGGAACTAAGGTAACTGGTATTGAACCATTCTTAATATCAGCGTAGTTATCAGGATCGATGTAAATATGTTTGGAACGATTATCCCAATCACCATTGTAAGTTAATTTACCATCTGAATCAATTGATACATACCTATCTCCAATCTTACGAGCGAAGAAATTAGTACTTTTCGGGTCAAAGTTACAATTATCAAATTGTTCTAAGATATTATCAGTTGTCAATCCGTTATCATCCAATCCTGTCTGTCTAACTTGTAATGAGAATGAACCATAATCACTACCTGCTATAGAACCAGCTTTCTTAACATTCAAAATAATAATTTTGTATTTTTGAGTAACTAATGTTCCATGAGAACGAGTTTTTACTCTGAATAAATTATATCTTGCTTTGTTAATTAACTGAGATTGTATGTAAGGTGTTGTTGCTTCGGCGTAGGCCTGAGATGTAAAATCTGCAGTTCCAAAACCTGCTGCTGTTACTGATGCGGTTATGTTAGCAGTTCCACTTGTAAGTGCTCCTGCTGTAGTGTATCCACCTTGACCATATAGTGCTGCATTTGGTAAATTACTCTGTGCATATTTGAAGTTCTTATATAGATACGCACCTACGGTTGATAAACCTGATTTCTGAACTTGTGCATCTCTACTAAATACCTCACCAATGTAATCTGTACTTCCTGTGTTAAAGGATACGGTTGTTGTGAATGCTGATACACCTTTTGCACCAAAATTACTTCCACTAACAACTAATGTAAATTTCTCATAATCACCACCAAAAGTTGTTGGATTTTGAGTAATACTACATCCGTCTAATCTCACAGTTCCAGATGAACCACCACGAGATGGTGCTAATATAGCTAAAGTCTTTCTAGCTACACCAACGGTTGAACCACTAAGTGCACTACCACTTAATTGTATTTGAACTAAGTCCGCTGAATATCCACCAGTATTTAAAACCCTAACGATTGTTACGGTTCCAGCACTTCGTAGATATTGTTCTACAGCGTAAGGTGTGTAAAAACGGTCATCCGTTGAACCAAACATCTCTTCAAACTCAGAGAAGTTACTAATCATAGTAGGTACGAAAGCGGGGCCTTTAACTGTAGGTCCTACAATCGCCGCTCCTATGTCAGCAATTCCTTGAGGTAGAAAAGAAAGGTCACGTTCTCGCGTAAAGACACCAGGACTTACGATTCTTTCTGCCATTTGTTTTCTCCCAATTTATTGTTTTATAAATTAAATAACTTATTAGTCTTTTTCGACTATAAACATTATATATAAATATAGCAAATTATTCTCAAACGATTAGTTCAAGAAGTTTATTTTATGAAGTAGGCGTGAAAACTCCTGTTTTCGGGTCTAAATTACCTGCACCATATTTTTTGTTGAGAGATTCCACTTGTTCTCGTTCTGCTTTTTGTAACTCGGTATACTCAGTTTCCAATCTTAACTCAGCCTCATCCAATCCTTCTAATTGCTGATTGAGCAATAATCTTTGAACTCGTATTTGACCAAATTTAGTCTGTGTATTGGTATATCCTTGTTGTAAATCACTAAGAGACTTTAACTCCTCTTCGGTGAACTTTGTTTCCGAAACTTTAGTTTCTGTTTGTCCTAACTTGGACTCCTCTGTAACTGCCATAACGTTTTTCTCCTATGTTATAGTTATATGTTAATATATATATATGAAAATGTTGAAAACTACTTATTTTTTAGCTTATCAACCTCTGTTTTCAAATCTCTTACTTCACTTGTTAATTCTTTTATTGATTCTATTAATAACGGAACGATTCTCTTGTAATCTACTCCTAAATAACCATTTTTTCTTTCAATAACTATTTCAGGAATGATTTTTTGAACTTCTTGAGCAACAACTCCAACATCGTGTCCTCTTTCTCGTGCCCAAGCTGGTGACTTATCATTCCAATCAAACTCCACACCCCTAATCTCACCTATTTTATCTAACGAACCTTTAATAACTTTTATATTGTCTTTAAGTCTTTCATCTGATGAATTAAATGCTACAACATCACCATCTGCTACTACATCACCACTTGAAGATATTTGTGCCATAGTAAGATGAGAAGTTGATGAACCACTTATATTACCTGAAAATATACCCCCACCCGTTACAGATATACCTGTATTTGTGGTTTGAAGTTTTGTATTATTATTATAATTTAAATCTACTGAATTGGCTGCATTTAAAACCAACATAGTCTTAGAACCAGCTGCATTTTGAAATGTTTGAGTTCCACTTCTGACAAATATATTACCAGTTCCGTTGTCTTTTATGTAACTATTACTACCATCGTGATAGAGCTGTAAATCATTCCCATCACCAATATTCAGAACAGCATCATCTGCTAATTGTATACCACCACTTCCTGTAATTGTGTTGAGAATTGCATCGGATCCCGATACTATGACTTTTTTCCAATTTGGCATTTAATTTATCTCCTTACGGTTGGTTACCTTTCGGCCCACTTCCCAATGTCGCCAAACACCAGGCCAATAAAGTTACTCTTTTAACCATATCTCACCATCTTTATGGACGAGAGATGTCTTTTCAGGTGAATCTAATTTTCTTGCCTGATTTACTAATGCATCTTTAATCTGTGAGGGTGCTTTATCTAACATTCCTAACTGATTATGTAGTTTTTGAACCACTACATTACCCAAGGTAAGATACTTACCTGGTATCATCGAGTTTTTAATAATATTTATTAAAAATTCTAAATCTTCTTGATTGAGCTTGAATACTTCGTCCTCGACTACTCTTTTCTTACCCTTAACAATCATTCCCATTATGAAACCTCTTATTTTTTATGAATAAATCCAAATGTCTCCATTGTTGTTTATTGCCATTTCTCCAACACCATATTCTTTATCTGCTTCGACAGGAGCACCATCATCACCAAGTGCCTTAACCGTAACAACAAACTCTGATGGAGCAATTGCTGTACTGGTATCTTTTATTTGTTTTGCGACCGACCATCTTTGTGAGTTAATGTCGTGATAAAGTGCAGAACCACTATCTACAGCTGAACCACTCTGAACAATGATACCAGCGTCTACATTTGAACCAGCTGAACCAGTTGCTAAGAATATAAATGAATCTCCAACTGCGACATTGGTATTTGAAAGTGTAGTTGTGTCACCATTTACAATCAAGTTACCCTCAATTGTTGCGTTTGTTGAAACCGTTAGGGCTCCAGTTATATCTACACCGGCTGCGTCCACCCTCATTCTTTCTGTATTATCAGTATCGAATAGGATTACATCATCAGTTCCAAAAT